CCCCCCCCCCCTCTATATAGGAACACCCCCCTATAGGAGTCCCAACCTCCTGATTGTAAAAAATTTTTTGTTGTGTATATTCAGCGCAACGGCTCAACGCCAGCGAACAATTTATGACCTTGCATATAGAACCTGAGATCGGTGTACCTATAGATGCTGATACTCCTTATGAAGATCTTAAGGAGCGTGCCGAAGCAGCGTGCAATACCGCAGAAGAACTAGCGGAGCACGGGTTGGACATAGAACCAACGCGGGAAGACAAGGATGTAGCGGCAAAATTAGCCGCTGCGTATGCAGATGACCCCGAAACAACGTCCAAAAAAGTAACAACTAAGCGTGCAGCTACTCTAACCCCTGCATCTCTTGTACTTACTAACCACATACTCAACGAGTTCGGCCACTCTGTAGCGGAAAGCGCTACTCAGATACGGCACCTAGTCACAAATAAGCTACTGCTGGAGTCTGAGAACGACGACCCGCGCATACGCATACGTGCATTAGAGTTGCTGGGTAAGATTTCAGACGTGGGATTGTTTGCTGAGAAGTCAGAAGTTACAATAACGCATCAGTCAACTGACGACCTACGCGCAAAGCTGCGGTCTAAATTAGAAAAACTGGTCAACCCCGAAGATGATATTGAGGATGCTGTTGTCATAGACACATCACCTATAGATGTCGAAGCAGAAATAGCGAGGTTAGACGACGAGTACGATGACTGAAGCTGTCTTCGATTTTACTGAAGAGGAGATCCAGCAGATGCTGGATAACTTGGATGCGTATACGCCAGAAGAAGTAGCTGAGATAGATCGACTTGTTGATGAGTTAGATGCACGTAGGCGCAACCAAGCAGCCTATGATGACCTAATAGAGTTCTGCAAACGTATGCAGCCCGACTTTATTGTCGGTAAACACCACAGAATACTAGCCGACATGCTCATGGATATTGAGCAAGGTAACAAAGACCGTATATGCGTGAACATTCCTCCTCGACATGGGAAGTCAAACCTCGTGTCTATCATGTACCCAGCGTGGTTTTTAGGGAGAAACCCGAACAAGAAGGTGATGATGGTGTCTCACACCACCGATCTGGCGGTAGATTTTGGCCGGAAGGTGCGAAATCTGATTGCAACGGACGAGTATGCGACGATATTCCCCACTGTGAAGCTGGCGATAGACTCAAAATCGGCTGGACGTTGGAACACAAGCGTTGGCGGGGAGTATTACGCCTGTGGAATTGGCTCATCCATCGCCGGACGGGGCGCGGACTTGCTTTTAGTGGACGATCCGCACTCAGAACAGGACGTAATTAACGGTAATTTCGAGGTTTTTGCCAAAGCATACGATTGGTTCACGTTTGGAGCGCGTACTCGTCTCATGCCGGGGGGTCGTGTAGCTATAATTCAGACCAGATGGCACATGGATGACCTAACTGGGCGTGTAACTAAGGATATGGGGCAGAATGAGCGGGCAGATCAGTACGAAATCGTAGAATTTCCTGCAATTTTGGACATAGAGGACGAAGAAACGGGCGAGATAGTGGAGAAACCGCTGTGGCCTGAGTTTTTTGACCTAGAAGCACTGCTACGTACCAAGGCATCCATGCCTACATTCCAGTGGAACGCGCAATATCAGCAAGAACCTACCGCAGAAGAGGCCGCATTGGTCAAACGCGAGTGGTGGCAGATATGGGATCAGGATAACCCGCCCAGTTGCGAATACATAATCATGTCACTGGACGCTGCAGCCGAGACCCACAACCGTGCGGACTACACAGCACTCACTACGTGGGGTGTGTTTATGAATGAAGACGTAGATGCGTACAATATAGTGCTGCTCAACAGTATAAAGAAGCGCCTAGAGTTCCCAGACCTGAAAGACATGGCTATGGAAGAGTACATGGAGTGGGAGCCAGACGCATTTATAGTGGAAAAGAAGTCAGCAGGTACGGCGCTGTATCAGGAGATGCGTCGTATGGGCTTACCCGTGTCTGAATACACACCACACAGAGGGTCAGGTGACAAACTGGCACGACTAAACTCAGTAGCGGATATTGTAGCAAGTGGTATATGCTGGGTGCCTCCTACGAGGTGGGCAGAAGAAGTAATTGAAGAAATCGCTGGGTTCCCATTTATGAGCCACGATGACTTGGTTGACTCCACGGTCATGGCGCTTATGCGCTTTAGACAGGGAGGGTTCATACGCCTACCGACAGACGAGCCTGAAGAACAGCGGTATTTCAAACAACGTAGAGGCGGGTACTACTAATGGCTATTGAGAAAGGATTGTATTCTGCCCCGTTGGGTATGGAGCAGGAAGTTGGGGCCGAAGCAGATCTGGAGATTGAGATTGTAGACCCAGAGATGGTGACTCTGGACGATGGCTCCGTTGAGATAACTATAATACCTGATGCCGACATGGGCGACATGGTGGCCTTTGGCGACAACCTAGCTGAAGTTTTGAATGACAGTGTGCTAAACAAGGTGTCTGACGAGCTTATCGGTGCGGTAGACGCTGATACACACAGCCGCAAAGATTGGGCGGATAGCTTCGTTAAGGGTCTTGATGTGCTTGGCTTTAAGTATGAAGAGCGCAACGAGCCGTGGGAAGGCGCGTGTGGTGTGTACTCTACAGTCCTAGCTGAAGCAGCCATACGATTTCAAGCGGAAACTATGTCTGAGACGTTCCCCGCCGCTGGCCCTGTACGTGTAAAGATCCTTGGTGAAGAGACTAAGGACAAGGATGAGGCTGCGCAGCGCGTAAAAGCCGATATGAACTACGAACTCACCGAGCGCATGGTGGAGTACAGGCCCGAGCACGAACGCCTGTTATACAGCCTTGGTTTGGCTGGTAGTGCGTTCAAGAAGGTTTATTTTGACCCAAACATAGGTAGGCAGGTTGCACTGTATATACCCGCCGAAGATGTAGTCGTGCCCTACGGTGCGTCTAATATAGAAAGTGCAGAGCGTGTTACGCACATCATGCGTAAGACCAAGAACGAGCTTAGGAAGTTACAAGCGTCTGGGTTTTACAGAGATGTAGAGCTAGGAAGTCCACAGCCTTACCACACTGATATAGAAGAGCGTAAAGCTGAAGAGGGTGGCTATTCCATAACAGACGACGATAGATACGCCATCTACGAGATCCATGCCGACATTATTATAGAAGGTGTCGATGAGGATGATGAGGAGATCGCTAAGCCCTACGTCGTAACTATTGAGCGTGGGACAGGTGAGATACTAGCCATACGCCGTAACTGGAACGAAGAAGATCCACTGATGCTCAAGCGTCAGCACTTCGTACACTATGCATACGTGCCGGGATTTGGGTTCTACGGGTTAGGTCTGATCCATATAATAGGGGGGTACGCTAAGGCGGGCACCTCCATCATACGACAGCTTGTAGACGCTGGTACGCTGTCTAACCTGCCCGGAGGTCTGAAATCTCGTGGGCTGCGTATCAAGGGTGATGACGTACCGATAGAGCCGGGAGAGTTTAAGGATGTAGATGTGCCGTCAGGTAGCATCCGTGACAACATCATGCCGCTCCCATACAAGGAGCCAAGCCAGACCCTGCTCGCACTATTAGATAAGATCACGCAGGAAGGCCGTAGGCTGGGTGCCATCAGCGACATGAACATTTCGGACATGTCAGCAAACGCCCCTGTGGGCACAACTCTGGCGCTCTTAGAGCGTACCTTGAAGCCGATGGCTGCGGTACAGGCGCGTGTCCACTACTCCATGAAGCAGGAGTTTAAGTTACTCAAGGCGATCATGGCCGAGTATGCCCCTGCTGAGTATGCGTATGAGCCGATACGTGGAGAAGTAACCGCTCGCCAGATGGACTACATGATGGTGGACGTGATCCCTGTCAGTGATCCAAATAGCTCTACGATGGCTCAGCGTGTGGTTCAGTATCAGGCAGTGTTGCAGATGTCACAGTCTGCACCTCAGATATACGACCTACCACAGCTACATCGGCAGATGATTGAAGTGTTGGGTATTAAGAACGCAGATAAGCTGGTGCCGACAGAAGACGACGCCAAGCCTACTGATCCTATAAGTGAGAATATGGACGCGCTGAACGGTAAGCCTCTGAAAGCGTTTATATATCAAGACCACGAAGCGCATATCGCAACGCACACGGCGTTTATGCAAGATCCAATGATTGCTCAGACGTTAGGGCAGAACCCACAAGCGCAACGAATCATGGCGTCTTTACAGGCGCATATCGCAGAACACACCGGCTTCTTGTACCGCAAGCAGATAGAGGAGAAATTAGGCGCACCGCTACCCGCACCGAATGCAGAACTGTCAGAAGAGGTAGAGTTGAATCTAGCTCGTTTGGCGGCACAGGCAGGGCAGCAGATCACACAGGCGCGTCAACAGCAAGCCGCACAACAAGCCGCACAAAAGCAGGCTCAAGATCCGCTTATGCAGTTAAAGCAAGCAGAACTACAGGTCAAGCAGCAAGAAGTGCAGCGTAAGATGCAGAAGGATCAGACCGATGCACAGTTGCAAGCTGCTGAATTACAAAGAAAAAGTAAGAAAGACCAAGCGGACGCGATGATCGACGCAGAGCAGTTGAAGATAGAACAACAAGAAATGCAGATCGACGCTA